TGGAACAGAATCAAACTCAACTACGTGAAATGAGCTTGCGTATGGCTCTTAAGATTGCAGACTTAACCCGTGTGTCAGATACAAATTGGAGAGCATTAGCGGCTACAACTTGTATGAAAAATTCCTAAGGGGATTTGAAAACGGTTAAGTATATGGTAGCTCCTGGGTAGTACAAACTACCCATTTCGACAGGTATCCTTAAAAAGATACCTGTTTTTTTGACTTTTGTCAACTAAGTATGTTACAATAATCATATGCGAACAGCTACAATTACAATCCGAGACGAAGTAAACATCAAAATTGAAGGCTTGGAACTTGACGCTCGTCGAGCTTTGGTTAATGCTTTTAAATATGATGTTCCAGGTGCTCGATATTTGCCCGCGGTCAGACTCGGACGTTGGGACGGCAAGATAAGTTACTTTCAACTAGGTGGTAGCACTTATGTGAATTTGTTACCAGACATTATTCCTATCTTGGAAAAGTTTAACTATGACATTGAGTTAAATGATCAACGAGACTATAGTGTCAACTTTGATTTCATTTCCGTGGACGAAGATACATTTAGCAACATCAATTGGGGCAAGGGTCATCCACAAGAAGGCGAACCCATGAAGTTGCGCGACTATCAAGTTGAAATTATCAATAACTTTTTAACCAATCCACAATGCATACAAGAAATTGCCACAGGCGCCGGTAAGACAGTGATCACAGCCGCACTGTCGAATGCTGTGGCACCGTATGGTCGTACCATTGTAATTGTTCCCAACAAAAGCCTAGTGACCCAAACAGAAAAAGACTATGTCAACATGCAACAGGACGTGGGTGTATACTTTGGTGATCGCAAGGAATGGGGTCGCACACATACCATCTGTACCTGGCAGAGTTTAAATGTCCTATTAAAGAACACAAAAGCAGGTGTAGGTGATTGCACCATTGGAGAGTTTTTAGAAGATGTAGTTTGCGTCATTGTTGACGAAGTACACATGGCCAAGGCTGATGCACTAAAGACTCTGCTGACAGGAGTGATGAGTCGTATTCCGTTGCGTTGGGGACTTACTGGTACAGTGCCCAAAGAACCATTTGAATTTCAAGCTCTTAAATGCAGCCTTGGTCCAGTGATCAGCAAGTTATCGGCTAACGAATTACAAAATCAAGGCGTATTGGCTCAGTGCCATGTGAACATTGTGCAGTTGGTTGATCACGCAGAGTTTAGCAACTATCAAAGTGAGTTAAAGTTCTTGCTAGAAGAACCCAACAGGCTAGACACCATTGCTAACTTGATCAAGCAAGTCAATGTTACTGGTAATACACTTGTATTAGTTGACCGCATTGCCGCAGGACAAGGTATTATTGAACGCTTGGGCGATAATGCAGTCATGGTGTCGGGTGCAACTAAAGCAAAAGCGAGACAGGATGAATATGATGAAGTTGCTGAAGCCACTGGGAAAATTATTGTTGCTACTTACGGTGTTGCCGCTGTGGGCATTAACATTCCCCGTATTTTTAATCTTGTGCTTGTGGAGCCTGGCAAATCATTTGTTAGGGTTATCCAATCAATTGGACGAGGCATACGAAAGGCCGAAGACAAAGACCACGTACAAATCTGGGACGTAACAAGTACCTGTAGGTTTGCCAAACGACACCTAACCAAACGTAAAGTTTTTTATCGAGAAGCCAACTATCCCTTTACACAAGAGAAACTAGAATGGAAATAGTATTAGTCACCTATAGTAAAGATCTTGACAAGGCTGATCTATGTATATCCACAATCAAAAAATATGGCGTAGGGCCGTATCAATTTAAATTTCGAGTGATTATTAACGACATAGAGTCTGTCTATGCTACTGCAAAACTTAAATGGCCAGATTTATCAGTATATCATTGGAAGGATATATCACCGACTTTATCATGGCCTAGCGGTTGGTGGAGCCAGCAGTGGCTGAAACTGTGTGCTAGTTGCGTGGTAGAAGAAGATTGGTATATGATTGTAGACAGTGATATGTTTTTAAATCGACATATCGATTTACAAGAACTTTTTTATAATGAACGAGCTTTTGTGTCGCTTAAACCACGGTCTGCATATTCAGACCAACCTCAATTCTTAGAATTTATTGACAACGCTAGAACTTTTGTTGGGCTCGACCATTTAGAATCGGTAATGAGAGCCGTCCCTCCGCAAATTTTTCGTACATCTGTGGCCTTAGATCTAGCATCAAACATAGATCCGCGAATTTTTGGTATACTTGGTCAACGTACCACAGAGTTTTTCCTCTATTGGGCATGGATATGTAAACACAATCAAATTGAAAATTTTTATCATCCACTTGACAATTGGCTTACAATGGGTACTGGATTTTTTACTCAACCAACCCGAGAGGTTGCATACAATAAAAACTATGCTATAATAAACTTATGAGAATATTAACACTTGATAACACACCGTTTGATCTGGACCATTTGCCCGAAGAAGTAGACGACATGCGTTTTGCCATACTAGATAATAGTAACCCACAAGACCCCGACTATCACTACATTCCTTTGATTTTTTTAGAAAGTTTCACAGCACCGGCCTTGGTTCTACGCATCGGCGACAATCGAGTTAAGATGCCAGTGGATTGGCAGATACTGATTGGTGAACCCGACCTAGGTGACCTAGAAGTACTGCCTCTGACTGCTATCAACGATCGCGGATTTAAAGCATTTCAATTCAATCCGTTGAGTAGTTTTAGACCCAGTTTTTTAGACATAGAAATAGTTGACGTGTATCAAGAAGTAACATGGTATGCTCCCAAGTTAAAAAATGGACAGATGTTATGTGTGCCCCTGGGCACTGACACAAAACCCGAATGCGTTTTCTTTGTCAAAGACATTAGTAGAAACTGTGAAGTATTGGACTATAACAAGGCCTGGTAATATGGGATTATTAACACCCGGAGTGCAGTACACTTATGAATACGAGCGAGGTATTGTGTATGCTCGCGAACCTGGAAAAGACCGGTTTATCATTGGTTGGAAATATGTACCCATCAATATTGCATCAACACCTGTAGAAATCGATGAGTGACAAGTTAAGCATCAGCAACGAAATGTCACAGTTTGATCGTAAAAACCGTGAGTTCTATGACAGTCTATCCGATGAAGAAAAGAAAAAGTTCAGTAACTTTTTAATGATTCGTTATGGATCCAGCGTGACTGGCACTACAGATCTGCAACACTTTTATTTGGTATCTACCAATGAGCGACTCAACAAACATTTCTTTGCAATAAATCGTCACCCTAAACTGCAATGGTTATGTGCCACTAGTGTCAGCCCTGGCCTGGGCACTATGCGACACAATTGGATTGCTCCCAAGAAAAAAGAAGCCGGCGGCGCTGGTATTAAAAAACAAATAGCTGAATTGTATCCTAACATGAAACAAGATGAAGTAGAGCTCATGTCAGAAATTAACACTAAAAAAGAAGTTGATGCATACTTACGCTTGTCTGGTCAAGAAACCAAGAAATGACACACACCTGTTGCTATTGTAAAAAAAGTTTCGTTAAAGAAACCAGTTTAGAGATTCACATGTGTGAACCCAAACGTCGCTACAGAGAAAAAGATGAGCGTGGGGTACAACTAGGGCTAGGTGCATACTTGAGATTCTATGAAATTACACAAGGTAGTGCCAAACTAAAATCATTTGATGACTTTGTAGAAAGTCCATATTACCGAGCTTTTGTAAAGTTTGGTCGATATTGTGTGGATGTCAAAGCCATTAACCCTATCAGATTTACCGAATGGTTACTCAAGAATAACAAGAAGATTGACCATTGGTGTAGAGATACCATGTACACTGAGTATCTGACTGATTATTTGCGTGTAGAGAATGTAAACGATGCATTGGCTCGTGCCATGGAGTTTGGTCTTGACTGGGCAGAAAAATCCAGACATCCAGCCGAAGACTGCTTGCGTTACGGCAACACCAATGCCATGGTATATGCAGTGACCACAGGGCGTGTCAGTCCATGGGTTATCTACTGTAGCGAAAGTGGGCAGAAGTTTTTGAGTGAATTAGACGCAACTCAGATTGCAATGATATGGCCAATCATTGACAGCGAGTTCTGGGGAAATAAATTCAAAGATTACCCAGCCGACTATGAATATGCAAAAGAAATATTGACCAAGGCAGGGTGGTAACATGAGTGCAGACATTGATATTGACTTTGCCAACAGAGATCAACTATTACAATTGATTCATGCAACACCAGCACGACAATTGCATCAAGGACAAGTTCGTCGTCACAACAGCGGAGTATATGTTACCGATATTCCTTACGATGCTGTTAATAAATGTGCTGCCATTGAGTACGAACAAGCAGAACAACTGGGCTATTTTAAAATAGATTTATTAAACATGAGCGTGTATCAGTTGATCAAGGATCCTGCACACTATCAGACAATGTTGGCAACAACTCCACCGTGGGAACGCTTGTGGACTGATGCAGAATGGGCCAGCAAATTAGTTCACGTGGGCAACTACACTGACCTGTTAAACACCATGCGTCCTGACAGTATACCAAGACTGGCTGCACTAATATCAATTATCCGTCCTGGTAAAGCACACTTACAAAACAAATCCTGGACCGAAGTATTTGAAACTGTTTGGGATGGTGACGACAGTCGTGGATTTGTATTTAAAAAATCACATGCAATATCATATTCAATACTGGTAACACTGCATATGAATCTGCTTAATCAATCTTCCTGACCAGGGTAATACTTTTTCTTTTGGACTTTTTGCGAGCCATTTCGCTTAAACTGCACACCGGTCCGTGTAGGATTTCTAGATCTTTGTTGACAAAAGTACGCAAACATAAACGAAATGGATCCCATTCATTTTTCAAAAATATGTTAATGGGTATGCTACGGTTTGATTCCCACCACCAAACATTGGCTAACTCTAAAAACTTACGTTTGTTCTCTAAGCCCATAACACCGCCAAAATCGTAAATTGTAGTAATAAGATCATCTTGATTTTGAATAATACCCACGTATTCTTGGCTGGCATAGACACACAGCGTTATAAACGGGTATTTTTCAGCTAGTTTTGTGAATAGATCGTTGGACATATTGTTCGGATATTTATGTTCTAAAAATCACCGAAGGTTCAAAACGCTAAATAGCAAGTATGTATTCAACCACCGCTTACATTTACCAACAACGTACTCGTGTCTTAATGATGGACACAGGTGCGGGCTCCACTTTCACCTATAGGTATGATCCTGTGTACGCTAAAACTTTAACCATTAACAAAGGCGTTGACAATGTACTTTTGTTTGAATTTATCAACCAAGAAGAAAAACCTGTCAACATTACTGGTAGCACATTTGTATTTCGTGCAATCAGTCAAAACGGAGGAGAATTGTTGCTGGAAAAACCATTGGTAGCGTTGAGTGCTCCGCTGGGACGTGCCAAAGTCACAATCAACAGCGAGGACCTATGGACCATACAAGCTCAACCTGCACAGTACAGTATCAGTCGCACACAACCTGGCGGCCTGACCGAAGCTGTGTTTGTAGATGCCCAAGCTGGCGCACGAGCAGCAGTCAACATTCAAGACAGCGTACTACCACAGTTTATTCCAAGTAGTCCTTGCATTATTCCTACTATAGAAATCAGCAATGAAATACAAGCCGACGGGTTGGGCTATGCCGATTGGGGCAATCCATACTATGGTAATCCCACCGGCACAGGTGGCAACTATTACAATACCGGATTCAACACTGAATACTTCAGTAGCTATATCGAGCCCCGCGGTCCTGTGACCACTATTCAAATGACCTTGGACCAGTACACTGGCACTATCAAAATTCAAGGTGCAGAAAACTATCAAAGCCTTTGGTATAACGTTAGCGAAAGCCGTACATACTTCAACGAAAGTCGAACCATTTACTGGAATATCATTGGGTGGCATCCGTTGTTAAAGATTGGATTTAACAACAGTGTATTTGCCACGTATGATCCTCCTGGAGTGCCAGCATCGGCATACGCTATTTGCACAGATGGTGTATTAACCAGTGTTGAGATTCAAAATGGCGGCTCTGGTTACCTGGCACCTCCCAAAATTAGCATTGTTGGTAATGGTGCTGGCGCTGTTTGCGAAGCCGAAATCAACAACACCGGAGTAGTTACAGCTATCAATGTTATCGATGGCGGATCTGGTTATTGGCCAGTTCCGGCTGGCGCTGTAAACACAGCAGCCTTTCCGGTTCCTCCAGCCAATCAAGGTGCTTTGGTAGTCATCAGCACTGGCACCGTAATCGACATCTTTTACCGATAAGCCGTTGATTTTATTCAGCAGTCATGTTATAATTATAACATGATTGATGTGGTTTCCTTTTTACCCGGCAAGCGAAAACAAACAACAAGTGGTTGGATAAGTTTCAACGCACCCTGTTGTATTCATCGCGGCGATACACAAGATAAAAGGCAACGTGGAGGAATCAAACCCGGCAACGACGGATCCTGGTCATATCATTGTTTTAACTGTGGGTATACTGCCAGCTTTGTTCTGGGTCGTAACTTAACATTCAAAGCTCGTAAACTACTAGAGTGGCTCAATGTTCCCACAGAAGAAATAGAACGCATTAACCTCGAGAGCCTTAAACACAAAAGCATAGAAGGGTTACTTGGCGAACGTCAGGAAGTTGTCAATAAGTTACAAAATATTGAATTTGAAGATCGAGATCTACCGGCAGAAACACAAGAGTTAAATGAGTTTGCTAAAGAATATTTACAAAAGAGATGTGTTCCGTTGGACTATCCTTTTTTATACAAAACAATGCCAAGACGTGGCGTTGTGATTCCGTTCACACACAATAATCAAGTGGTAGGACACACTACACGTTTTTTAGACGATCGCACACCGAGGTACATCCAAGACATACAACCAGGATATGTATTCGGCACAGACTTACAACATAACAATTGGCAATCAGTGATTGTGGTAGAAGGTGTATTTGATGCACTCAGTATCAGTGGCCTAGCAGTATTACACGCAGAGATCAATGATGCACAAGCAAGACTGATACGCAGTCTTGGGCGCGACATCATTGTGGTGCCAGACCAAGACGAAGCTGGCATGAAGTTGGTAGATCGTGCTGCGGAACTGGGTTGGGCTGTCAGCATGCCTGCGTGGCCCGCCGATGTTAAAGATGTAAATGATGCAGTGATTCGTTGGGGCAGATTAGCTACTTTGATAACTATAATGCAGGCCAAAGAAACCAGTAAAATTAAAATAGAACTAAGGAAGAAACAACTTGTTAAAAGACTACGGGCTTGATGTCCAAAAACTATTCTTAGAAATGATGTTGCAAGACGCAGAGTCGTATGTGCGTGTGCAGAACATTTACAATCCAGAAAACTTTGATCGTAGTCTTAGACCTGTGGCCGAGTTCATTGCCACGCACAGTAATGAATATAAAACATTGCCAGGCACAGATCAAATCAAAGCTGCAACCGGAGTAGAACTAAAACATATTCCAGACTTAAACGAAGGACACTTTGAATGGTTTATGACTGAGTTTGAAGGCTTTACTCGCAGACAAGAACTAGAACGTGCAATTTTAAAGAGTGCTGACTTGCTGGAAAAGGGCGAGTATGATCCTGTAGAAAAACTAATCAAAGATGCAGTACAGATTAGCCTGACCAAAGACATGGGTACGGACTATTTTGATGATCCTAAGTTACGTATCAACAAGTACTTTAATTCTGGCGGTCAAGTTTCAACTGGGTGGCCACAGATGGACAAGATCTTGTATGGAGGATTCAGTCGTGGCGAACTTAACATTTTTGCTGGTGGATCCGGTTCAGGTAAGTCACTTGTTATGATGAACATAGCCTTGAGCTGGTTACAAGCAGGACTCAGTGGTGTGTATATTAGTTTAGAACTCTCCGAAGAACTATGTGCCCTGCGTACTGATGCCATGCTGGCTGGAATGAGTACAAAAGAAATTCGCAAGGACATAGATCAAACTGAACTCAAGGTCAAGTTAGTAAGCAAGAAAGCCGGGCAGTATCGTATCAAAGCACTACCAGCACAAAGCAACATTAACGATATTCGCAGCTATATCAAAGAAGTGCAGGTGCAAACAGGTATCAAGGTAGACTTTATCATGTGTGACTACTTGGACTTGTTGATGCCTGTGAGTGCTAAAGTTAGTCCCAATGACTTGTTTGTCAAAGACAAGTATGTTTCAGAAGAACTGCGTAACTTGGCCAAAGAACTTAATGTGTTGTTTGTGACAGCAAGTCAGTTGAATCGTAGTGCAGTAGAAGAAATTGAATTTGACCACAGTCATATTTCGGGTGGTATTTCAAAGATCAACACAGCAGATAACGTGTTTGGTATCTTTACTAGTAGAGCTATGCGTGAGCGTGGCAAGTATCAAATTCAGTGTATGAAGAGTCGTAGTAGTACAGGTGTAGGTCAAAAGATTGACTTGGATTACAACATCGAAACCATGCGTATCACAGATCCAGGAGAAGAAGCT